TAAGGTAATTGCTGATAATAATTTTATAACTCTATACGGTGGAAGTATTAGAGGTGGAAAGTCGTATTGGGGTTGTTTAATGATTATTAGTTATTGTTTTAAATATCCTAATTCAAGATGGTTAATGATGAGGGCATCAGTACCAACATTAACACGTACTTTGTTAGTTACTTTTAATGAATTATTGGCAAAAGGATTTGACCAATATGTTAAATCATATAATAAACAAACAAATGTATTAACTTGGAATAATGGTTCTGAAATTGTTTTTATGGCTGAAAACTATGCCAATGATAAAGATTTAAACCGTTTTAAAGGACTTGAAATAAATGGTGCTTTTATTGATGAAGTAAATGAAATACAAGAAGTAACATTTGATAAAATTATTGAACGTGCTGGTTCTTGGTTTCATGCTGGTGAAATAGATGCTAAAATTTTAATGAGTTGTAACCCTGCAAATAATTGGGTAAAAAAACGTTTTTATGATAAATGGAAAATAGGTAATTTACCTAATAAAGTTGCTTACGTACCTGCTAAAATTACCGATAATCCTCATATCCCTAAATCTTATTATGAATCATTAAAACTATTGCCTACTTATCAATATGAAGTATTCGTAAATGGTAATTGGGATATTCAATTAAAAGTAGGTGGAGAGGCTTATAAATGTTTTGAATTGGATTTGCATGTACATGATGTAAAATATAATCCTAATCTACCAATTCACATGAGTTGGGATGATAACGTTAATCCTTATTTACCTTGTAATTTATGGCAATTAGATGGTAAAAAAGCAATATGTATTGATGAAATAGCATTGGAAGACCCTCACAATAGAATAGAATCAGTATGTAATGAATTTAAAAGAAAATATAATTCACATACAGGCGGACTATTTATTTATGGTGATGCAACAGCACAAAAAGAAGACACTAAATTAGAAAAAGGCATGAATTTTTTTAGGCTTATTCAAGGTGCTTTAAAAGATTATAGACCTACTATGAGAGTAGCAAAATCAAATCCTAACGTAAAAGATAGATTAGATTGGATTAATACTATTTTAGAAAAGCAAATAGGCGGTATTTCTATTAGTATATCTAAAGAATGTACCAAAACTATCAATGATTTAATACTTACTAAAGAGGATATGAATGGTGGTAAGTTTAAGGAAATGGACACAAATCCAACAACAAAAGTAAGATTTCAAAAAGTAGGTCACATGAGTGATTGTATGGATTATTTTATTACTACTGTTTTTGCAAATGATTTTGAGATGTGGAAACGTTCAGGTATAAACTTTAAACCGACATCTATAAAAGGTTTTAACACGTCTAGTAAACATTATTAATTTTATTTCATTACTTTGTAAAAAAATAAAACTATGTCATATCTTACAAGTTTTGATTATAAAGTCAGAATACAAGATGCTCAATTGAATCAAATTACATCAAATGACAATTCTATTAAATTAGAATGTGAACTATTAGCTTTAGATATTTTTAAAAGTAAATTGATTCAAAAGTATGATGTAAATGCTGAATTTACCGATACAACTCAATACAGTAATACATCTACTTATAAAGCTAATAGATTAGTTTATTTAGATGGGTTAACTTGGAACAATACAACTGTTTATACAAATAATCAGACTGTTGTTTATACTGATGGCAATGTATATTTAAAAAACGCTACATCTGCAAGTGCTGGAACTTTACCAACTAATACAACATATTTCTCATTACTTGGGAAACAACATGATTATTATAATACAATAGTTCCAAAACCTTTTTGGGATTATTCCACTACATACTACATAGGTAATCAAATATTCTATAAAGATAGTGTTTATACTGCTGTTCAAAATAACATTGCTATTGCACCTGATGATATAAATTTTGGTGTTGCAAATTGGGGCACAGGTACACCTTACCAAGTTTCTGCAGGTCAATTTAGTGATACAACTAAGTGGGAGAAAGGCGATAATAGAAATGCTCAATGTGTTAATTATATGATTGATGTTGTTATTTATGAAATAATGACTAGATTACCACAAAAGCAAATACCGCAATTCAGAGCCGATAAATATACATGGGTAGTTGATAAATGGCTAGAAGATTGCTCACAAGGTGAAACTATTACACTATTAATCCCTAGATTACCATTTAGAAGTGGTGCAAGAATTAGAGTATCACAAAATCAAAAAAATATAAATAGTTACTAAAATGAAGATATTAGGTTTTGATACTAATAAAATAAAAAACTTTTGGTTTCCCAATACTTACTTGCCTACAAGTGGAACGAATGGACAAAGTGCTACAAATCACAATCCTAATAATGGAATTGCTCGTATCCAAGTTGATAGGGTAAAACAAGATATTGGAACGTGGAGAACGGCAATAAAAGAGCGTGAGCGTGTTTGGTTTCCTCAATCATTTAAGATGCAACAGCTTTACGCTGATACTGTTTTAAATGGTCACGTTTCGGCTTGTATTGCTCGTAGACAAAATCTAGTATTACAAAAAGACTTTCAATTTATAAATGTAGATTCTAAACAAGTTGATGAAAACTTAACTAAACTAATGCAAAAAGATTGGATGTCTAAGATTATTAAATCAATCCTAGATGCACAATTATATGGGTTTTCTTTAATTGCTTGGGATAAGTTTGAAAACTATGAATTAAAAGATTTAAGAGCAATAAGAAGGGAAAATATAAGTCCTGATAGACGTATTATTCAACCATTTTTTTATTCTGTAAGTGGTAAATCATGGAATGATGACGATTATAAAGATTGGATGCTTTATACTGAAACATTCAACGAATGGGGTAAGTCAGAAAGTGGTTACGGATTGCTTTATAATGTTGCTTATTATGAGATATTTTTACGCAATAATATGGGCTACAATGCTGATTTCATAGAGAAGTTTATTATGCCTTTTGTTGTTGCTAAAACAATGAAAACAACAGAAGATGAGCGAGAAGAAATGTTTATGATGCTTCAAAATTTAGCATCAAGCAATTCTGCATTAATTGACCCTAATGATGAAATTGAATTTATTGAAAGTAAAAATACTGGTACTTCGTTTCAATCATTTGATAATTTCGAATCAAGATTAGAAAAGAAAATAAGTAAAATATTACTTGGTCATGCTGATGCAATTGATAGTACTAGCGGTGCTCTAGGTTCTAATGATGAAGCATTAATTGCAATGAGAGAAATTGAGAACGCTCAAATTGCTTTTGTAGAAAATGAAGTAAATAAAAATTTATTACCTAAACTTCGTAATCTAGGTTTTATTATACCTGATAATATTGTTTTTAAATTTAGAAACGATAAACAGGAACAAGAATCTAAAGAAGAAGAAGAAGAAATAAATCAAAAAACGGTTACAATTGTAAAGACTTTATTTGATGCTGGTATTGAAGTTGACCCTAAATGGATTACTGAACGTACTAAAATACCTGTAAGTAAAATACAACAGCCTACTGCTACAAATACGTTAAAAGCGTTAAATAATATGTATGGAGTTTAGTGATGCCTATATTGATAAACTATTAAAACAGATTCATAGCGGTGAAATAAACGAAATGAATCTACCATTTGGATTGTATCGTAAAATATGCGAACATCTATTAAATGGTATAGAAATAGGTTATAATATAGAAGTTCCAAATCAAATTGATATAGCGTTAAAAGAAGCATTTAATCATAATATCAATATATTTAGTGGTGCTAAAACTTTTCAATATGTATTGGCTAATGAGGGTTTATTACTCAATGATGATGGTAAATTAAGAAGTTGGAAAGAGTTTAAGCAAGATGCTAGAATATTATTTGATAAGTATAATAAACATTGGTTAGAAGCTGAATATTTCACAACAGTAGGACAAGCAACAGAAGCTAAGAAATGGAGAGGTTTTGAACAACAAAAACATGACTTCCCATTGCTTGAATATGTTGCATCAATTGATGATAAAACAAGTCCAATTTGTGCTTCTAAAGATGGCATAGTAAGAAGGGTTGATGACCCTTTTTGGAATGGTAATAAGCCATTAAGCCATTATCGTTGTAGATGTTTATTAGTATCTCACGCTTATGGTGATGTTGAAATTAGTCATAATATTAGCAAGGTAATACCTGCTGAAGGTATATTTGCACAAGACCCAACTAAAACAGGGCAAATATTTGATAAATCACATCCATATTTCGATATTGCAGGTAAATATAAAGCATACGCTAAAAAGAATTTTAACTTACCATTTATAGAGTTATGATAAACGATTTTCAAAAAACAGGTAATTGTACTGCTGATATGGTTGCTTCTTGTGTTAGTCATTATAGACACTTTAAAAAGCCTATCAAATCAATATTCTTAAAAGAAAGAAACTTTGAAGAATTTAAGCAATTTGTTATTTCAAAAACTGATGATATTCAACAAAAACAAAATATTTATGAAAACCAAGTCCAGTTAGAATTTGACAAAGTAAATATTAGATTGGGTTCTAAATTAAGCAACGAACCTATGTATGTTGAATTTTACGATACAGATGGGGGACTTACAAAAGTTAGTTAAGTTACTTGAAAATTATAAGCAAGTAAAAGGCGAAATAGTTGATGGTATTGGGCAAATTGCTGTAACTGAATTTAGTTTAAACTTTAGAAAGCAAGGTTTTAACGGCAATTCATGGAAGCCAAAGAAAAAGCCTAATGGTAAGCGTATATTAGTTGGTAGAGGTGTTTTAAATCGCTCTATTCATGTTACTAATAAGACAAGTGAATCAGTTACCGTTGGTTCTAATGTTGAATACGCTTACATACATAATAATGGGGGGACTATAAATATAAAACCATCAAAAAGATTAATAAGTTTTAGGAATAGGGAAAATGACTGGGACAGGAAAAATAAAAAATACAAACAGGGTGTAAGATTTTCAACATTCAAAAGAGCAACACATGTAAGAGGTGTAAATGTAGGTGCTTATAAAGTAAATATCCCACAACGTCAATTTATGGGAGATATGCCAAGCCTAACAAAGAAAATAACAGCGTTTATAAAACGTAAATTTGAAAACATAGAAAAATGAAACAACTTTTAATTGATATTATTGCTTATTTAAGAACTCAAATGCCTGAATTATTAACGGTATCAGAGTGGAAAAATCAATATGAAGAATTATTGGAAGGTGAACAATATGGATATCAATTACCAGCTTGTTTTATTGAATTTGTAAATGAAAGCGAAAGGATACAACTTGGTAACGGTGCAACATTATATGACCCTTTACAAATTAAATTTCATATAATTACACAAGAGTTTTTAAACGATACTTACACCGATTACAATAACTTAGATTTAAACCTTACTTATAGAGATTATTTAGCAAATATTTACAATAGTTTCTATTTAAAAGAGTTTAACGGTGCTGTTGCTATGGTTGCTGTTTCAGAAGAGAACGATACACAACATGATAGCATTTATCATTTTGTAAGTACATTTGTTACAAATTATGTTGATAGGTCACAATTTAGACCTGTAAATGGACAACAAGCAACACCGACTTATACAATTACCAAAGAAATAAACTAATGGCTAGGAGTATTCAAGAGATTAATAATCAAATACTAACCAATATTGCTAATGATAGCGTTTTGGGTAGTCAATTAACATCTACAAGCCAAACAGCAAAATTTAGGTTATGGAGTTATATTGTAGCAACTTCAATAGCTTATTTTGAACAATTAATGGATTTATTCACAGCTAATGTAGAAAGCAAATTAACATTAATTGCACCTAATACACCACAATGGATACAATATCAAGTTTTTAAATGGCAATACGGTTACCAAGCTATTTACCAAACTGATTCTACTCAAAGTAATTTTGGATTCTTTTATTATCCTACTATTGATACAACTGCAAATATAGTTACACAATGTAGCGTATTAACTTTGCCAAATAAAACGATAAGTATTAAATGTGCTAGTAATTCAACGGCATTAACATCAGGACAACAGATTGAATTACTAGCATATTTAGAAGAAGCCATTATTCCTGCTGGTGTATCGTTTCAGCTAATTTCTGTTAGTGGTGATATACTAACAATTACAGGAGTTGTAAATTATGATGGTCAATATCAAGATGTAATAGATGCAAATGTTAAATCAGCAATTGAATCATATTTAACTACATTAGATTTTAACGGTTATATGTATGTAAATAAATTAGTTGAAGCTATCCAAAATGTACAAGGAGTTACTAATGTTACTTTATCTGATTTATTAAATACTGATACAAATGGTAGCATTACAAATTTGATTACTTCAAATAATTGGATTCAAAATAAATTATTACCTTATAGCGGTTATTTTAACACAAGTGCATACGTATTAACTTATACACCTAATTAATGAGTATATTTGATTATTCATATAGCTATTTTAATACATATTTAGTGCCTGTTTATCGTAGGTTACCAAATAAACTTGCTTTAATAAAAGCATGGTTAAGTCCATTAGAATGGCTTAGAAATAATATTTGGAATTATGGTAAAAATGGCTCTTTAGGTTACAATTATGATGGTGCTGTTTTTTATTTAAAAGGGCAAATAGCTAATTATGGTGGTAATACTTATGAAGCAATAGTTGATACAGTTGGAAATACACCAAATATGACTGCATATTGGACGTTGGTTTCAAGTAATATGGTAGGTTGGGACGAAAGAATTACTTATAATGGTAAAAAGAAAAGTTTAGAGTTTATGTTATATCGTTATTTTGGTAACTATGATTTAACTTTAAACTTTCAAACAAATATACCTAATACATCAACCCCAAAAAGTATTTATATTACTAATTCATCAATCAGTAATCAGTTTATCAGTTATGATACATTTGGTAGTGCTTCATTTTTAAGTTCTAGTGATGGCGGTGATGGTGTTTATTTAGATTACTCACCTACTACTATTAACTTTGCTATAAATATACCAAATAGCACAGCTTCTTTAGTTGGTGGTACTTCTAATTGCACTAAAATAGTAAATGGATTAGTTAAAAATTATTGTATCGCTGGGGTTAGTTTCTCTGTAAATTATTATTAAAAATGGATAAAATATTAACAAATTATATTAGCAATTCAGCAGGTATGCCTGTTGTTGGTGCTCATTGGGATTTCTTACAAAACAATATAACAACATTAA